CTCCGTGATCTCACCAGCCTGGAGCTGTGCCAACATCTCCGCATCTCTGCCCTCAAACGCCTGGAAATAGGCGTTTACTTGGTCGGTCATTTCCTCGGTTGCGTCGCGGTAGGTTTTATAGATTCGCCGCTCTATCTTCTCAATGAGCTTGTCCGTCTGTCGGTGGGCTTTATCAGCCATCGGCGGTCACTTCCTCCGGCTCTTCCTCTTCCTCCTGGTCATTTCCACTGTGGAAACCACCACTCAGGCGGTCGAGGTCATCCTCTGCCTTGCGCTTCATGATCTCGTCAATCTCTTCTTCGCTGACGTTGGGCAGCTTCTTCAAGATCGTTTCGTCATCGAGATAGGGTGCTTCGAGCATCAGGATTTCAACCTGTTCCTTGACGTTGCTCACCCGGTTCCGCTTAAACTGCGGGGTAGCGTCCTCAGCGGACACACCTTGCAGGGCTAACAGCTTTCGCACCGCCTCAATGATCTGATACTCAAAATCATCTGCGTTCTCGTCCATCGGCTGGTAGGCGGCATTGATCTCCGTTGCCGTCTTAGCCGCAGAGGAAATGTTGCTCACATCCAGGCCGCCGAAATTGTCGTAAATCTGCGCCCGGATCCTAGTTAATGCCGCCTCCCGTGCATTGTACGGGATTTCCTGCGTATAAGGCGTGATTGACACATCGTCAGAATTGACACTGGCAAAATGGCTGTACATCAGCCGTTCCCGGAACCTGTTCAGCTCCTTTTCATTCGTTCCGCCGGCTCCATTGACGATCCAATAAATTTGAGCGCAATCCTGGAGGTCATTTGCGAAGCCGCTCTGAATCAGGTCATAAGCGTCAATCAGCTCTCTCACACCCACGATTGTGCTCTGGTGGCAGCGGTTTCCCCACAAAGGCACAATTGGCAACGAGGAATAATTGTGCGCTGTAAACACGTCCCCGGTGGTTGCCGGTGTCTGCGCCAGATTCATCCGGTACGCCTGGAAATCGTCACTCATTGGCACCAGGCCGCCGGTGTTTCCATCCTCACTGCGGAAGTCCAGATAGCCGTCCTCGGTGTAAAGAGTCGCCCATAGCGGCCTATCCGGGGCCAGCTGCCAAAACCGCACGCCCGCCCGCAGGTCGCTTGTCTGCTCATCCACCAGCGGGACAAACTCAGTCGCCCTAAAAACGTGAATATGATCATATGCCCAGTAGAGATATGACACGCCATTGATAAGGCCATAATAACCGGCGGTGTAAAGCTGTCTGTCTGCTTCTGCGCCCAGCTTGTCCCTTACGCCGTCCGCCTGGAAGGTCACACCATTGCCCAGGGAGTAGGTGCATCTCTGGGTGTTGAGCCTCTGGAAAAAATTGCTTGCCAGTTTGAGGTTGCTTGCAGTCTCATTGGACTTCCTCTGCCCATGCTCGGTAAAAATCACCTGCTCCACCTGGGAAATGGTGATATTTCGCCCAGCGTCATACTGGTCAGCGTCTAGGGCAGTCCTGCAAAGAGGGCTCGTTTTATGCGTGTCAATCGCCAGACCCACAAACTCGGTAACTTTGCCCTTATTAACGTACTCCTCAAAATCTTGATAGGTGTAAAACGTGCTGATACTCTCACCCTCTTTCACTCACTCAGGCGGTTCCGTAGCACCGTCTGACAAAAATACCTAATGTCGTCCATCGCATGGTCATTCTCTTTGATCGGCCTATCGTCCGTGGCTTTCTCGTCCCATCTGTACAGGCCAAACTCCCGGATCGCATCGGTGCAACTGCGATGTATTTTCACTTGTCCGCTCTGCAACATTCGAGCGGTGGTGATAATGCCGTTTTTCACATCGTTCTTGGCTTTCCGCACCGAAAAACGCCCATGCCGCCGGATGGTCTCAATAAATGATGCCGCTGACGGGTCAACAACAACGCTTTCAATCTCCATCTCACCGGCCAGCTTCTCCAGCTCCGCATAATACTCTTCATCGGTTTTCTGGGCGTTGGTTTCCCTGCCGTTGTAGTAATACTCCCGCACTCTGACCGCCCTTTTGTCATCCACCCGCCACAGGCCAGCGGAAAAAGGGTTCAGAGTGCCGTAGTCGCAGGAGATGTAGAAATCACCCTCACTGGGCACATCGTCCACAATGCAGGATTCGCCGAAATTGGGATAAACCAGCCCCTCCGCCGCAACCCACTTACCCAGAATGTACCGCTCATAAAACACCCCGGAATACATAGATTGGTAGCGTTCCAGCGTTTTCCGGCTCAGACTGGGGTTGTCGAACATGGTGAAATGCAGATAGAGCGCATTGCGCTCCTTGCGCTTCAAAATCCAGTTTTTATAAAACCAGTGGTTCGGGTTGTCTGGATTGCAGGAGAACCACAGCCGTGCACCCTCGACACTGCACCGGGCTAATGCCTGGTTCACGAAGCTCTCCGGCATGAGTGCCACTTCGTCCAGGAGCACACCGGCGAATGTGCGGCCTTGCACCAGCATATACGAGCTTTCATCCTTGCCGCCGAACACCTCAAAGACGTTGCAGACGGTTCCCCGCCTGACCTCCAGGAGCTTCTCCGCCCTGCGCCAACGCATGGAGTACCGTTCTTTTGCCCATGACAGCATCAAAAACGGGTCAACGATGTTTTTTATAGCCGAATCCACGGTCTTTCCGCAGATGCCGAACTTGCGTCCGGTAAAATTGTCCATAGCCCACTTGACGAAAGTTACCATCATAATGGAGGTCTTGCCGGAACGCACTGCACCATCACAGATAAGCGCATCATAGTTGGAGTACGGAAAAGCTCTGATCTTGTTTTGCTTTGCGCTAATCATCGCCGCCCAGCCTTCGCACAATCTCCAGTTCCCGGTCAGAAAGCTCCCAGACGTGTGCGCTTGCTCTCTCTGCCGCCGCTCTCTCTGCCGCCGCTCTCTCTGCCGCTGCTCTCTCGGATAGGAGCAGCCCACTTCCAAAAATGCCTTTCCCGTGCTCTCTCTGTGCGTCCAGCTTTGACACTCTGGTGCAGTCCGATCTCTTTACCGCAAATTCAACGCCGTACTTCGCCCATCTCTGCATCATTGCACTGGTGACAATGTGATCCGGGTATTCGTATTTCGGCAACTGTGCGGTTTTAGACTTTCTCAACCTGTCAACCTCGGCATTCACCAGCCTTGTTAATCTCGGTTCCGTCTGCGCCACGGTATCGCCGCCGTAGCTGGTGACAAAGGACGTTCTAACTATTGCGCCGTTCTCATACTCAATCTTACAGTCACAAATAATGTGATTCATACGGGCGCATACGTTTCGCCCACTTAACAAGGTCAGACTTGGTGCAAACAGAAAGAACTTGATGCCGTGATCCAGATAGAACTCACAGATTTTTGACAGTATGGAAAAGGGTGGATTGTCCAGAACGGTGCATCCCTCCGGGTATTGGTAATTCTCATAATCGCCACCCGGATAGAACGGCCTTACGATAGAGGCCGGGTCAATGCCATACTCAGCGCACGCCCAATTTTTGATAACCTCGTAGATTTCCGGCGGAGTGTAGCAGTCATCCGTGGTTTTCTTCGGTTTGAATTTCTCCACGAACTCCTCGTATGTTTCACCGGTGTTCAGGTTTACGCCGTTTTCATCAATCATCGCTTTCCAATGTCTCCCCAATCTCTTTCAGGCTCTTGGACAGGTCGTCCTCTTGTGCCGTGTCTCCGCTACCCTGGCTAACCATCGTCCATTTGTCAATCAGTGTTCCCAGCGCCGTTGTGATCTGTGACGGTGACGCATCTTTTAACTTCTCGTCATCGTTTAGGACGCTCAGTCCCTTCCCGATGATCTGACACACGATCTCTCGTTGACTTTCCATGTAAGCCAATATATCGGCGGTGTTCTGCTCTTTTTTTTGTGTCACTATTTGTCCCATTTCTGGGTCATTTTTTAGCGTCCTTTGGATTGTTGTCCTGGAAACATGGTATCTTGCGGCTAACTCCCTGATAGACATTCCTTCCGCTCTGTCTGCGATTATTTTCTTTCGTTGTCTATCGTTCAGCTTTGCCACGTTCGCCACCTCTCCATGAAAGAATCCCCCTTCCCGCCCTCCCGGTGTCTACTATGCCGGGCACACCCGTGTAAAAAATGAGAGTATCAAATCAACTTGATACTCTCATTTTAAACGATTGTTCTAAAAATGCGTTGAAAAAATCAGCACTTTTCTAAATTTTTTTGTCCCTACCCAGCAGATAATCCACGGAACACCCAAAATAATCCGCAATCTTGTCAATGTCTCTCAGGCTAGGCCGCTTGGCACACCGTTCAAACAGCCCAATTTTATTTTCCGAAAACCCGCACAGTTGGGAGGCTGTCGTCTGTTTTACGCCTTTCCTGTCTCTCTGCTTCTTAATGCGCTTTGCAATTGCCCTGTACCAGTCCCTGATTTCCCGTCTTTCCTCATCGGTCATGGTATCGCCTCCTCATCACCGCTTTCTCTTGCCGCTTCTGCACCCGGTTAAACCCGGTGGTTTTCGCACGTGCCCGCACGTGGGAATCGTTGTAGGCCTTGTTCCCGGCGGCGTCCTCCCTTGTCTTTTTCGCCCAGGCTAAATACTCCTCGCAGGAGCTATGGCAGCCCACACACCGGTTCTGGCAGTGGTGGCAGGCGCTTTCTTCAATCGCCATCTTTTCCTCCCTTTCGTCTAAACAAGCGTTTCAGCCAGTCGTACCCGCCGCTGTCGAGAAACACCCCAATTACTCCCAATCCGAGCACAACAATGAGCAAAATGAACACCAGGAGCACAACCCATTGCAGTACATTCCACATTAGCTCAATCATTTTCCATCCCCCAAGTTGAGGTCAAAATATTATCCTTTTCACTCATCGTCATCCCCTCCAATCATCACGGCAATCACGATTGCCACAGAGGACAACACACACCACACCAGCGCGGACACCGCCGCGATTTTAAGGATTTCCATGCGCTTTCCTCCGTTCTGACCTCGCCTGGCAATGCCCAAGCGCCACGCGCTCCCTCGCCTTGATGTACTCAGCCTCCGTGCATTCGATTTCCACCGTGAAAAAGACATCCGGCTCCTCCGGGTCTTTGCACTTGTTTTTTCGCCACACGGCAAAATTTTCCGTGTCATTGACGGTGTTCAGCACCTTGGAATCATACCGCTCACAATACGGACATCTCATGGTTTCTCCACCTCCCATATTTTGGTTTTTGCATAATTCGCAATCAGTGCGGCCTCTGCCATGCCGTCTGAGGGCTTTCTAGCCCTCGCAGACGGGCGAAACCCCTCGCCGGGGTATAAACTCATAGCTCTAGCGATTGATGCCGTCTTATCGCATCCTATGAGCCCGTGGAACGTTTTCCACTTTTGCGGGGTAACCAACACCAGCCGGTGATTTAGCTCGGTGTAACCGGCGTGACAGCAAATGCCCAGTATCACGCCAAAGCCCTGCCCGAACGTGAACATGGAGGTCACACCCTGCCCGGGCATTGCGTGTACACTCTCAACTGCCACAAGGTCAACGTGGAAGTTATCCAGCACTTGGCACAAAGTCAAAGGCTGATATGGCCACACGGATATTTCGTCCCCAAATAAGCACGCGATTCCGCCTTTCTTGCCCGGATCAATGCCAACGATCGCCAAGTGCTGTCGCCTCCTCTCGTGTCAACGCCTCGTACAAGGCCACGCACAGCCGTGCCAGGTAGGCACAGCCAGGGCGTGGACACTCCACCACGCCCCAGCCGTCCAGATGGTGGACAGTCAGCTTTTCCCCGCACCTGGGGCAGAACAGCTCGGTCATGTGCTGTTCGCCTCCTCGGTTCTGGCTTTCAAGTACGATGCTACAAAGCTAACATCCGCGCGTTGCCCAAGATCGGTAGCCGTTGCCGTGTTTGATGCAGAG